AACTCCTCTTTCTTTTATTTGAATAGTCAGAAAGTAACTATAGTGCAATGACGCTGAATGCGTCTCCAATTGCATCAGCAAGAGCCGAAGCCTTGCCAGCTGCGGCCGAAGCCCCAGCTAAACCAAGAGCACCTTCGACTTCGTGAACTGGATTCTCAATAAATCGACCAACTCCTTTAAAGAAGTTCTTGATTGATTTACCAAGTCCTTCGAACGCGAGCCTACATGGTGGGCTGCATCGGGCTGAGCTTGTCTAGCTGCTTGTATAGCAGGTATGACGTTTAGTGCAAAAGGATCGTGCGGTTGAATCTTAGATGCCGGTTGGACCTGAACTTGTGAAGCACCAGAAAACTGGGCTCCGTAAACCAGGTAGTCAACAACGAAAGAAATTTCCACTTCATACGTCTGAGCCACTGCTTGTGGCGAGAGGTAAATGAAGAAAGGATAGACTTGCGTGTCGGTAAATGCACTCGTGACCGTCGAAAAGACTTTTGCGTCCGAAAACCGAGGGAAGGGGACATGTTCATCACGAAACTCATAGTCGGCCTGATCCTCAGGTGTCAAATGATAGATATTCCACTCACCTCTAGTATTTAAATCTAAAGCTGAATGAGTAAGCTCTACCATTGACACATAAGATGCATCAGTGATGTTAACAACATCTGCTCCTTGAGCTGTGACTCCCATAAATCCCGATCCACCTTCATTTATCACAGGGGAAACATTTCTGCAGCGAACAGCACAAGCGTTCCATCTGCCATACACAGCATCTGAAGCCACCGTTGGTGTCGGGGCCGTGAGAAGTTGCGCTTGGGTATATGGTCCGTTTGAAAGCATTGCTGAAGAAACACCTGCTCCTCCAGCAGTGACAATGTTGCCAGCCGCACTAGCGTAGGCACTCGTTGTATACTGGACACACGTCATGTTGTTTCCATAGACTGGACTAAAAGCCATCCATCCTGCATATCCTGCAGGCTGCTGCATAAAGAAGCGAGTTCCGAGGGTACAAGTTTGGATGTTTCCAGTAAAACATGCGTAGGGCATGGTGACTCTGGGGGAATTGAAGGGGTTAATGACTTGCTTGACCCATTCTGACAAAGATCTGTTGCTTGGTTGAGAAGCTCCGATAGTTTTAACAATCGCTCCTGTGTGTTCTTCAAGAGCTTTCTTAATTCTTCCGTTATGTTTCTCGACAAGGGCTGATTTGTCTTTTGGGTAGTAAGCCTGAACGCTGGGTCCGGGGTGGGGGGTGAGGGGTTGGTGTGAGAGAGCCGCTCGCAAGGCATCATCTGCTGATGCGATGCGACGATCATTCTTCTGGATTGTCTTCGCTTTAACATTCTTCATTCCTTGATAAAATTTACCGGACCACGTGCTATGGTGGGCAATGTCCTGCCCCGCTAACAATAGCGCCGGTTGCGCAGCTACGCTCAATAGTCAAAGAAGAAGAACTCCCAACAGACTGTCCACTTCAAGAGATTCGAAGGTTATTTCCTCGAATTCAATGTCCTTGGACTTGTCTGCCCTGACTCTCTTTAGGTGTGCCCTTAGGAAAGTCAACGGATCATGAGTAGGATCATATAATGTTCCGTCATGATTGAGAATGTTTGCTGTTGACGCCAGGAATCGCTCCTCTGGACTCCCCTCTTCGCAGAATGCAAATTCATAACATAATGACTCGAAAGCTTGTGTCTTATTAACCGTCTTGACTGCGTTGAATGCAACTCTATGTTTATTGGATAGATTCAAGACCCACGCTCCTCCGACGGGACTCTCTTTAGTGTAAACATACCTCCTGCTACAAAATTCATAAGCATCTGATTGCTCAATTGTTTGTGAGGTGGCCTTGTTCTGACAAGAAAGAAAAGTCTCTATGGTGATGTGTGGTGGTAATCGCTCAACTGCGTCGTCACCCGCCGTTACAATAGAAGGGAAACTGTCGTAATCCTTCAAATGTGGGGTATCACCACGCAAAAGCTCGATGGTTGTATAATGAACAAGCTGTCTAGCTATATTGTTAGAAAAAGTCGTGTCTAGACGACCTGATAGTTGACCCGCAGCACAAACCAATGGAATGTAACCAACGGCACTTGTAAGCTGGTCGTCGTCATAATCCAATTCCTCATATAATATGGGAAAATAAGGATCTGACACGACTGCCACGCCTGCTATTGAAAACACTCGAAGGTTATAGTGTGCGACATTAAGTCCAATCAAATACTTCTTGAAGACAGTAATGATATGGTCGTCCAAGACGCCAATCCAAGACTTAAACATAAGAGCTACGCATAATGCGTTTCTATGTGCACAGTCAAGACCAGCCGTAGACCAATCAAATGCCTTGCAATCAGTGGAGACGGGGTAGTACTCATCAGGCTTAACCTGCAGTGAATGTCGTTCACTAGGAAAGAACGAATAAGAACTCGCTGAGCCGACATTGTCAGCCCAATCAGCAAATGTCGGGAGAAGTCTCATATAGACTAAGCTCAATGCTAGTCTGTCTAAGACGTCAACCACACAAATCAATCGGGCTCTTTTGTCAGTTAACTTGGATTCCTTATGGGGTTCATCCTTAATAAAGAGTTTCACTGGAGATGCTAGAGGGACTCTACCAGACTCAGGTATCGTAGCTTGATATAATTCCTTTCGGGACCAAAACAGATTGTCGTCCATGGTTTCATCCAAGTCCACGTATTTCTCCGTGTACTCCTGAGCCAAGTCGAGTTTTCCATTTAAATGGTCTACCATCAGCGGACCAAGAATTCTATCAGCCTTGAGCTTAGCCAAGGTGTGAATAAAGTTCATGGTCGTTTCCGTATAGACTTGTGTGCCTGCGGACGCTGTGACATTCTTATTCTTTGCTTCAGCTATGGCGTAATCTGCCACGGCATCCCAAAGTTCAGAACTCGATAGGTCATTAACAAGTTTCAAAATTTGAGGGGGAATAGGAGTTAAACTCCAACGTTTTGTCCAATTTCTATAAACCACATTCGCTGCCTGATTCCAGGCTCGTGAGATGGTTCTATCACACAATTGATA